GCCGTGCTTGCGGGCGACCGCCTCCGGCGAGAGGCCGGCCTGCAGGTCCTCGACGAGGGCGCCGAGCACGGAGGCGCGCGGCGTGCACCAGCCGGCCGCCGCGGAGGCCACGAGGCGCCACAGCACGCGGTTCAGCTGCTCGCCCTTGCGGCCGGCGGCCTTCTTGAAGGCGCCGTCCAGGAAGGCAGCCATGGGCAGCACCTTGTCGGAGCGCTCGAGGGAGCCGGCCTGCAGCATGCCGACGGCGCGCTCAACGAGGCGGGGCGGCATGGTGTCAAGGGCGTGCTTGAGGTGGCGGCGGTCCTCGCGCTTGGCAGCCATGGCCTGCCCGGCGGTCAGGTCGCGGCGCATCCAGAGGTGCTCGCGGCCGGTGTCCGCCCACAGGTGGGTGAAGCCGCCCGCCTCGGGCACGCCCCACCGCTGCTCGTCCCACAGGAACTGGTCCACCACGTTGCCCTTCATGACGGCGCGGCGGAGGCGGCGCACGACCTCGGCGTAGGCGTGACCCTGCGGCAGGTCGCCCTCGTCCCACAGGGCCGAGGTCAGCGTGCCGTCCTCGGCGATGGTGACGAGGGAGCCGAAGCGGTGGACGAACGAGCGGCAGCAGTTGCAGTTGTGGTACTGGCGCTCCGTGGGGTCCTCGAAGGACTGCAGGTAGACCTCGAACAGGTCGCCCGCGTCGACGCGGAAGAGCGCGCCGCCCGAGATGGCGAGGTTGCGGGCCAGCTGGCGCTGGGCCGAGCGGGTCACGTCGTCGAAGTCGCCGGCGTAGAAGGGCGCCGGTGCGTGCTGGTGGACCGTGCCGGTCCCGATGGATGCTTGCATGAGGTTCTCCTTGCCCGGTGTCGCTAGGCCGGGGATAAAAGAAGGGGCGACGGTCACAGTGTACCGCCGCCCCTCCTATAAGGGAGCCATCATTCCCAGCTGGGCGTCACTCGCAGCTGCGGCGCCCGGTCTCAGGGTCGATCGTGCAGGACGCGGCCTCCTCCTGGGCCTTGCCGGTGTCGTCGTCCTTGGCGACGATGACCCCGCCGCGCTTGCCGTCCGCCCGGTAGGTCGTGATGCCCTTGCAGCCGAGCTCCCACGCGCTGTCGTAGACCCGCTTGAACTCGTCCCAGCTGACGCGGGAGTCCACGTTGCAGGTCTTGGAGACGGCGGAGTCCACCAGCTCGGCAGCAACCGCCAGCACGGCGACGTGCTCGGCCACAGTGACGTCCGACGAGCGGCGCCCGCGCACCCCGAACACCCGCACGCCGTAGTCCTCGATGAGCTCCTTGCGGGGCCCCTCGAACTCGATGACCGTGCGCTCCATGCCGTAGGAGAACACCGGCTCCAGGCCCGAGCTGATGTTGTCGGCACAGAGGCTGATGGTGCCGGTCGGGGCGATGCTGGTCAGGTGGGAGTTGCGGACGCCGTGCTCCTCGATCATCTCGCGGATGTCCTCGGGCAGGGTCTTGATGAACTTGGAGTCCAGGTACTCCGGCGAGTAGAGCGGGAAGGCGCCCTTCTCGTGGGCCAGCAGCGCCGACGCGCGGTAGGCCTCGTCGCGGACCAGGGTCAGCACGCGGCGGGTGAAGTCCAGGAAGCCCTTCGAGCCATACGGCAGGCCCAGCGCCTCGCCCGCGTTCGCCAGGCCGGTCACGCCGAGCCCCATGCGGCGCTTCGACTTGGCCTCGTGCTCCTGCTGCGGCAGCGGGTAGCGGGCGCGGTCGACCACGTTGTCCATGGCGCGCACGACGGGCGCGATGTCGCGGGCCAGGCGGTCCCAGTCGAAGCGCCAGCCGTGCATGTCCTTGCTGACGTAGCGCACCAGGTTGAAGGAGCCGAGCAGGCAGGCGCCGAACGGTGGCAGCGGCTGCTCGCCGCACGGGTTGGTCGCCGCGATGGTCTCGCAGTAGTGGAGGTTGTTCATCTCGTTGATGCGGTCGATGAACAGGACGCCCGGCTCGGCCCAGTCCCAGGTGGAGCGCATGACCGCGTCCCACAGCTCGTTGGGGTCCACCTCGCGGTAGACGCGGCCGCCGAACTTCAGCTGGAAGGGCTTGCCGTCGCGCTTGGCCCGCATGAACTCGTCCGTGACGGCGATGGAGATGTTGAAGCCGCGCAGGAAGGTCTCGTTCTGCTTGGCGCGGACGAAGTCGAAGATGTCGGGGTGGTCGATGCGCAGGACGCCCATCTGCGCGCCACGCCGGTGGCCGGACGAGGACGTGCAGCGGCAGACTGCGTCGAAAATCTCCATGAAGGAGATGGGGCCGGAGCTGCGGGACTGCAGCTTGACGATGAGGTCGCCCTTGGGGCGCAGGGTGGAGAAGTCGTAGCCGATGCCGCCGCCCATGCGCATGGTCGCCGCCGCCTGGGTCGCGCGCTCCATGATGGAGCCCTCGCCGTCCGTGTAGCTGTCGGCGATGGTGCCGGAGACGTAGCAGTTGTAGGGGGTGGTGTTCTTGCCCGATCCGATGGCGGCCTGGATGCGGCCGGCGGGCATGAAGCGCATGTCGAGGAGGATGTCGCGGAACTCGTGGAAGTGGGCGTCGTCGTCCTTCAGGCCGGCCGCCACGCGGTTCATGGCCTCGCGGAACGACTCGCCCTCACTCCGGTACTTCTGCTGGTGCAGCTCGTCGGAGAACGGCTGCGTGGGCCCTACGTGTCGGGCGTCCTGTGTGTCGTGCATGGATGCTTGCTCCGTGTCTGGGTTGATCGAGCGAACGATCTTGCCGCGGTCCGGGCGCGTCGCAAGCCGACGTAAAAGGAAAGCCCCGGCGGTCGCTAGTACCGCCGGGGCCTACCGTGCCCGACCAACCTTTCAACAGGAGCGCCGCGCTGTGGGACGCGACGGTTGGAACTTTACTGCGTCGAGCGCGACCGGGGTGCCGTCGTTTCCACGACGAAGCCCGGCTCCACCATGGCGCGCATGGTCGGCACGAAGCGGCGGACGCGCTCGACGCCCTGCGGCGTCTGCATGTCGAGCTCCGCGGCCCAGTCCTTGCCGATGCCGTGGTCCGCGAGGCAGTGACCCACGACCATGCAGGCCGCGCCCAGGTGCTCGAACACGGTCCCGACGGGCAGGTTGGCCCTGAGCCACGCGACGTCGGCCCTCGACTTCGCGCGCCGCTCGTGCAGCGCCTGCACCTGCTGCTCAGTCGGCTCCTCGCGCTTGAAGCGCTTGGTGTGTGCGAGAATCTCCTCGCGCTCCAGGGCCAGCTGCTCGTCGGTGGTGGGCTCCACGGCCCACGGCACGAGGGCCTTCACGTCCAGCACTCTCATCTCAATCTCCTAGCTTGGTTGCGATGAGTGAATGATAGCGGGGACCGCAGTATGAGGGGACCAGCGTTAATGGCCCTGAGACAACAAAGCCCGCACGGGGCGGGCTTCGAGGGACAGGACGATGTCAGCGGGCCGCCAGGCGCCACACATGCTCGCGGCCGATACCCACTCCGTGGGCGTCGCGCCGGTCTGCATTGGTTGCGAGGGCGGGACTCGAACCCGCGACCTCCGGAGTATGAACCCGGCGAGCTTCCAGCTGCTCTACCTCGCGTCTGTTGGTGCCGGGCCGTCAGGTGAGCCCGTCTGGCCCGGCGTGGTGAGAGGTAGACCTTAATGCTGGAGCCCCGAGGTTCCCGTTAGGGATGACCCGGTTTAGCCTCGAGCCTAGCGCTGTCTCACCGGTCAGCGTGTCGGAAGGTGTTGTGATGATACGCGGGAAGCTCGGCCACGCGCACCATCGTTTAGAAGGAGCCCTGCCTGACCTCCTTGCGCTTGAAGCGGACCCGGTAGCGCACCTCGTCGGCGATGTGGTCCTCGACGTCGCTGTCCACGTCGTCGGGGTCCGCCTCGTCGCGCGGTATGGGCACCACGGTCCTGATGAAGGCGGGGCAGCGCTCCGCCACCACGAACAGGCCGGGCTTCTCGCGCGGCCCGGCGACGGGCTTGTCCTCCTCGTCCAGGTTGAGGGCCCCCTTGAGCCGCTTGCGCGTCTGCTCCCAGCCCTGCTTCCGCGAGCCGGGGCCCTTGTCGGCGCGCTCCCAGCGCACACCCTTGGCCAGCATGTCCTTGGCGATGCAGTTGCCGTTCTCCTCGTCGAAGATGGAGGAGTCCGCCGGGCCGGGCTTCACGCGGCCCGCCAGGCCGAGGCCTATCTCGCGGAACTTGATACCCTCGGCGATGTCGGAGGCCAGCATCCTCAGGCCCTCGTTCTCGGCGCCCTTCTTGCAGCCGTACCACTCGCCGATGCGGAACAGGTCGCCCTTGACCGTGCTGATCTTGCGACCGCTTGGCAGGACCAGGTCGGTGCCGTCGGACTCTGCCCACCAGCCCACCGAGAAGGGCTTAGAGGAGCCCCAGTCGAAGGACCGGTCCACCGTCCAGGAGCGCGGCACCTGGAAGGCCGGCACGCAGTGGACCTGCGTCTGCCAGAGGTCGTCGAACATGCCACCCGACGTGATGTCCCAGCTGCCGTCGAGCCAGGCCGCGACCTGCGCGGGGTTCGAGGCCGAGGCGCGGATGCGCTGGATGTAGTCGGGGTCCGCGTCCAGCAGGATGCGGTTCTCGCTGATGTGCCCGTGGATCGCCACGCGGTCGGGCTCGCCGGCCGTCCTGATGATCTTGCCCCGCATGCCGGGCAGCTGCCACCGGTTCTTGACCCAGTTGTGCCCCTTGCCGTACGGGTTAGTCGTGGCGCGCACCTTGCGGGGCATGCCCGCGACCGTCGAGCGGCAGCAGGAGAACATCTTGAGGTACATCTCGGAGGTGGCCCAGTTGGTGAGCTCCTCCCAGCCGATCCACGGGTACGCGTGGCCGTGGTAGTTGTCGTAGTCCGCCGGCTTGGACATGTAGCGGAGCAGGAGCTGCGCCCCGTCCGGGAAGGTCCAGACGTAGTCCTGCTCGTTGAACTTGGCACCGGGGAACCACAGCTTGAACCACGCCTTGGACTTCGCCACGACGTCGGAGAGCTGCTTGTACGTGGAGCGGAAGAGGATGCCGCGCCAGGCCGCGCCGTAGCCCTGGCCCACGTGCTGGCAGAAGTCGGCGAGCAGGGCGTCGGTCTTGCCCGGGCCGCGCGTGCCCTCGTACAGGGTCTCGAACACGGGGCTGGACAGGAAGAGCACCTGCGAGCCGGGCTGCGCAGCCCAGACCTTGACCTCCGGGCGTGGCGCCTTCTTTTTCTTCCAGTGTGGAGGGGTGTAGGCCATCAGAGCACCCTCTCGATGCCGAGCACGCGGCGGTCGAACCAGGAGGTGAACTCCTCCGTCCAGTCGGCGAGGGAGCGATTGAACTCGCTGTGGATGCGTGCGTGGTCCCGCTCGTCCAGGACGCGGACCAGGTAGTACTCGAGCTGCTCGGCGCGCCAGCCGAGGGTCACCTCGAGGTAGCGGTCGCCGTCCACCACGACGTAGTGGAGGATGGGCTCGTCCTCGTCGAGGTAGACCGTCTCGGCTATGCGGAGGCCGCGACCCGGGTGGGTGCGCAGGTACTCGACGCAGTTCTCGTGGCAGCGGAAGTTGAAGAGGCCCTGCTCGGGCTGGGGGCGGATGCCCTGGTGTCGGGCGCGCAGCCTGCGGGCGATCCGCTCGTGGGCACGCTTGATGGCACGCTGGCGCATGTCGTCTCCTTGTGTTCGTGGCGCGTCCACGGGCAGTGCGGGGCCGTGTGGCCCTCGCCGCCGCAGAGCGCGCAGTGCTTCAACGGCGCTCCATCTTTTGGGCGCATTCGATGGTCAGGCCGTAGCCCAGCGCCAGCCGGCGCGGGTCGACCTCCTCGCCGCACCCGCAGGCGCAGCAGCCGTCGTCCCGTGGCGCCCATCGGGCTCGGGCCTGCTGGTTGCGTAGGCGCTGGGCGTCGATCGCGTCCTGGACGTGTATGGCGGTCTCCGCGGACGCCCTGTCGATCGGGTCTGGGTGGTGTTCCGCCTCGCGGGCGGCCTGCTCGTTCTGTTCCATGCTCTCTCGTCTTCAGTAGGTTGGTCGGATGTGACAACGCGCCCGGTCGGGCGCGTCTGGGGTGCATCTTGCCGCGGGTCAGGCCTCGGGCTCGCCCTCGTTCCCGGCGAACTTGGCCTGCTGCGCCCGAGCTGCCTCGGCCCACGCCTTGGGGTCGATCGCGCCCGGCACGATGAGCACGCCGCCTGCGCCGCCCTCGACCTCCACCTTGTGGTTCTCGCGGTACTTCTCGGGACGGGCGCCCTTCAGCACGAGGGCCATCAGGGCGTCGCTGTACTTCCGCACGGTGAGCTGGCGCTGCTCGCCCGTAACCGGGTCGACGACCGTGGTCGGCATGCCCTGGTAGATGACCGGCTCGTCGTAGCCGTCCACGGCCCGCCGGATGGCCTCGGCCTCGATGCGGTCCGCAGCCTCCTCGACCGCGATGTCGTAGAGCGTGGAGAACCACTCGGACGTCTCGCGCCAGTGGTAGACTGCGTCGCGGGACACGCCTGCCGCGCGGCAGCCCTCGAGGACGATGCCGCGGTGAGCGAAGGCACGCAGGAAGAGGCGCCGGCGCTCCAGGCTCATGCGGTCCTGGGCAGTCAGCCCCTCCAGCTCCCACTCCACTAGCTCGAGCTCCGAGACCGGGCCGCGCTCGTACAGGAAGCGGCGCTCGTCCTCCGTCATGTTCTTGGTGGTCATCACGACCTCCTTTCGGTTCGATGGTGTACTGTCTGCGATGGTAGCGTCCCAGGTCGGGAGCGTAAGCCAGCGACGATGGCGGAGGCTTCCCCTTGTTTCCTCGTGCGCGAGGACTCCTGGACCATGCCGCGGCGGATTTTTCAGCGCGAAGGGCCTCGCCCAGCTGGGAGCTCGGCAGCGCCCGGGTTCGGCCACGGTCGGGCCGGATGAGGGGAATTGCCGTCGTGGCGTGCCCTCCGAACCGCCCAGGGCGGCCGTGTCGGCCGTGTTCCC